CTGGCATTTCTAATAACCCTGTCAACAACTTTTTTAACTATGTTGAGGGCGAACGCCGCGGCGCAGCAATGCAGTTGGCTACCGTTTCCCGTGCTCGAGACTTGCTGGCCTCAGTTATCAGCTGCATGCCGTTAAAAATGTATGGCGAAATGTACAACGATGCCACCGGCGAAATGGAAGAAATCCCATTAGCGCCACGCTCCTGGCTACGCCAACCAGACCCAGCTGTTACTTACAACCACATCATGGCTTGGACACTCGACTCACTTCTGTTCTACGGAAGAGCTATGTGGTACATCACGGAACGCACACAAGATGGCTTTCCTAGCAAGTTTCAACTGTTGCCGATGGGCTCAATTCACACAGCCGATGAGCAAGGCCCAGTGTTTTACCAGCCATCCAAGGCCATAAGTTTTGCCGGAAATGAGCTGGATTATCGCAATGTCGTACAGTTTCTGAGCCCCATACAGGGCATCATTTACAGCTCAGAGCAGACAATCGCTACAGCGTTAAAGGTTGAGGCATCCAGGTACAACATGGCTCGAAGCTCTCTGCCTTCTGGTGTCCTTTCCCAGGTAGGTGGCGAGCCTTTAAGCGCGCAAGAACTTTCAGACATTGGAGCCGCTTTTGAAAAAGCCCGCTTAACTAACCAAACTGCCGTTCTTAATGAGTTTTTGAAGTATGAGGCCACCAGCGCCACGCCTGACAAAATGCTCATGATTGAATCGGCCCAGCACAGCAGTCTTGAACTCTCAAGATTGTGCGGGGTGCCGCCTTACTTAGTCGGGGTGGCAACTGGCGCATATGCCTACACCTCATCCGAGCAATCACGCGCAGACCTTTACATTTTTGGTGTCAAGCCTTACGCCGATTGCATCGCAAGCACTTTGTCAATGAACAATGTTCTACCTCGTGGCACCTATGTAAAGTTTGATACAGATAGTTATCTAGAAGAAAACTATGTAGCCGACAAAATGCCCGACAATGAACCAGAAGAAAACACACAGGAGCAACTCGCATGATTCGCTTTACCAGCTCAACATTCTCAATAGACGCAGCGCAAGACGGCACCCCACAGCGCACAATTACCGGTATCGCCTTGCCATATAACACTGAAGCCACTGTTTCAGGTGGGCAGGTTGTTTCCTTTCTGCCAGGCGCATTGCCAACAGAAGGCAAAGCACCAAAGCTTTACATGAACCATGAATCCACGCAGGCCATCGGCATTTTGACGGAGCGCACAGATGACGAAGAAGCTATGTACTTCACCGCCAAAGTTTCGACTACGGCCCTGGGAGATGAAGCCCTAGTTTTAGCGGCCGATGGCGTTTTAGACTCGGTGTCCGTAGGCGTGAACCCCACCAAATTTACTTTCAACGAAGATGGCGTCATGATTGTTGAAGCGGCCGACTGGTTAGAGCTCAGCCTTGTGCCCCAGCCAGCATTTGCGGGCGCCACCATTGAAAAAGTTTTTGCTAGTATCCCAACATCAGATGAGGAAATCAGCAATAATACAGAAGAGGAAGCCGACATTTCCGAACCTACAGAGCCACAGGAGAACCCAGTGTCAGAATCACCAGCACCAGAAGTAATCGAAGCATCTTCAGTTTTTGCGCAGCCTAAGCGCCAATTCGCTTTGCCAACACCAGGCGAATACCTCGCAGCAATGCACATTGGCGGACAGACCTTTGAGAATGTTTCCGCAGCTGCACGCGAATATGTGCGCTCAAAGCAGTCAGCATTCGAAGCTGCAGCAGGTGATGTTCTCACCACTGACACGCCAGGCCTCTTGCCTGTGCCAGTGCTCGGCCCAGTTTTCGCGAACCTTAACCAGGCAATCCGCCCCGTTGTTGCAGCCGTTGGCGCTCGCGCATACCCAGACGGCGGAACTCAGAAAACCTTTATTCGCCCAACTTGGACAACTCATACCAGCGTGTCTGCTCAAGGTTCTGAGCTTGGTGGCGTTTCCGCTACTACCCCAGTTATTGCCTCAAATGTGGTGAGCAAAAGCACCCTAGCCGGACAGGTGACCCTCTCAATTCAGGATGTTGACTTTTCGTCACCTGGTGCGATGGACATCATCATCAATGACTTGATGGGCCAGTACATGCAGGCTTCCGACAATCTGGCTGCTGACGGACTTGTCGCCGGTGCAGCAGCATCAGGCGCAACATGGACAGTGACCGCTAACGACCCTTCAACCCTTATCAGCGCAATTTATACAAGCGCATACAACATTTTGCTGGCTACTAACTTCCTCCCAGACCACATCTTCGTGGCACCAGGAGTATGGCAAGCATTGGGCGCACAGCTTGACGGCGATAAGCGCCCAGTGTTCCCATATGTTGGCGCAGCTGGTCTCATGGGCGTAAACGGTATGGGCTCTGCCGATGTCACAGTTGCTAACACTTTCAACCCATTTGGCTTGAATCTCGTAGCAGACCGCAACTTTGCTGCTGGCACAATGGTTGTAGCTCGAGGCGCTGCTATCGAATTTTATGAGGAAATCCGAGGCCTCATGACTCGTGACGAACCATCTACATTGGGCAAGGTCATGAGCTATCACGGCTATGCAAGCCTTTTTGTTGCTGACGCTAACCAAGTACAAAAAATTACAGTCGCCTAGTTAGAAAGGCGGGTTACCGCTATGGCTATCTACAGCGTCATTTTTAATCAGCGTCTAGATAACTACGCTGTCGTACAAACACTCGAGGCAACCGACATTGCCATCGGTGAATCCATAACCCTTGCCGGGTTAGGTAACGGCCTTAACGGGACATACACCGTTTACGCTTTGCCTCTGTACGAGTTCATCGGCGTAGACACTCAGGGCGACATTGAACTTGACGCGAATGTGCCAATTCCTAACCAGGTCATGTTTTATGACGCTGACGCAGACTTTGAGCGTGTTGCTGTAATCCCTCCAGGGACTCTCACATATACGCAAACCTGTACATGGGTCACCAGCGCGCAAGTACAGCTGTGGCTCGGTCTCACGAGCCCTACAGCCGATGAGAGCACATTCTTAGCCCAGTGCGTTAGTGCTGGTTGTCAAGTCGCCTACAGGCGCAGACAGGAAGCGGGCTACTTTGACGCGCTCGCTACTTCTCCCTCAGGAGATGTCACGCTCGGCACCATCATGCTTGCCGGGGCGTATTACAGACAGCGTGGCAGCATTGACCAATTCGCAAGCTTTGACTCAATGGGACAAGCCATAACTACTAACGCATTTACGCCGATGGTTAAGCAGCTTCTAGGCATTGACCGCCCGCAAGTGGCATGAGCGGTGGAGATGGTGCAGGCCCAGGCGGTGGCGCAGGCCCAGGGCCAGGAGGCCCAGGCGTGAGCTACACAGACCTTTTTAACGAGGCCATAGATGACCTAGCAACCACGCTGGCAACCATCACAGGGCTCAGAGTCGTAACAGACCCCAGGAACTTAAACAGCAACTGCGTTTTCATTGACGCGCCATCCTTCGAGGCCCTCAACGACCACATAGTTACTATGACTTTCCCAGTGCGCATCATTGGCATTGGCCCGGGCAATCTGGACACCCTGCGCCCATTGCTTGCCATCTCAGCATCATTGCTCGGCAAGAATGTAGGCGTAAATAGCGGTACCCCAGCTCTGGCTTCAATCGGTGGCCAAGAGTTCCCCGCTTATGACCTCAGTATCAGAATGCAAGCACAGAATCTGTGATGCACACAAAGACCGTTAAAATCTGCAATAATCTACAAAGCACAGGTGCCCCGACTCACCTAATACCTAGGAGTTAAAACATGGCTACCAGCTCAACTACATACCTCACGAATCCAACAGTAAACCTGGCGCCAACCACTGGCGGGGCCAAGGTTGATGTAACCTCGCTAACTTCTGCAGCGGCAATCACAGTGGGCTTTGACGCATTGGAAAGCACCAGCTTTGGAGATGCAGGCCATGTGTTCGTTAAGGGCCTTCAATCGGTCGAAGTAGTGCTCACGATGTACGCCTCCTATGGCGCATCTTCTGTGGAAGCCACCCTCTGGGACTTGCTCGGCGATGGAACTACAGAAATCACCATCTCACCTGCAGGCGCTACCGAATCCGCCAGCAACCCTGAGTACACAGTAATTAATGCTTTTCTTGCATCCTTTCAGCCGATTAACGGCACCTACGGTGAGCTCAGCATGATTGAGGCCACCTTCCAGGGTGGAACTGTTACGCGCGACATCACAGCGCCTTAAACGCCAAAAAGAAAGCAGCCGACAATGCAGCTAACAATGCAGATAGACCTGGGCAACGGCCCAGCAGTTGTCAAGACAAACCTCATGGTAATTGTCAACTGGGAACGCAAGTACAAGCGCAAAGCCTCACAGCTGGCCGATGGTATCGGCATGGAGGACTTAGCCTTCATGGCTCACGAGGCCGCCAAGCTTGCCGGTATTCATGGCATCCCCCTCATGCTGGATGACTTCATTAAACAACTGGTGTCACTCGAGGTGATTGACCAGGAGGATGCAAACCCTACCGAGGCGGCACTTACCGACATTCCCTAGCATCTCTGCTAGTTGAGTGCGGGTATTGGCCGCCTGACATCCCCTTTGACATTCCCGACTTGAATACCTGCATTAGTATTATTAATGAGTCAAGGAAGAAAACCAGATGAGCGTAAGCGCCAGCACAGAAATTTATGGCCTAAAGGCGGCGCTGGCTGAGCTCAATAAACTTGACTCTAAAACCAAGTTTCAAGCTGTAAACAAAATCAAGGCCTCAGGCTCTGAGATGGTTAATCGAGTCTCAGCTACTTACCCGGACAAGGCCCCGCTTTCTGGTATGGCTCCTGGCCGTAAAACCGCTGGCAGGCTTTCCTATGACCCTAAGAAAGTGCGCAAGGGCGTAACTATCCAGGTGGGCGGGCGCTCAGTTAAGGGCACTATTCCACTTGTGACGCTGACACAGAAAAACGCTGGCGGGGCAATCTTTGACATTGCAGGCCTGCGGGATTCAAGCTCTGTTTTTGTGCGCAATCTCAATGCCTACTACGGCAGGGCTCAGCGCGGTATGTGGCGCGAAGCCAAGTTTATTTATGGCCAGGCAACGCAAGACATCCTTAAGGCCATTGAAGAAGTCTTAGCAAGCGTTAATAGAAAGCTGGTGCAGTAATGGCCGTATTTATTCCCATCGTCTCTGAGTTCAATTCCAAAGGGATTGAGAAGG